CCATACGCATCATAGCTGAGTAAATCTGGCCGGTTCTTGTATCTGTCCGTGACAACAAAAATACCATCTGTGGCATTCATGGATATTTGCGGAGCGTTCCAAAATTCCAAATAATAACTGTTTTGAGGTGTATTGTAGTAGGGACTGGTTTTTGCATAATTGGCTAATGTCATCAGATAAAGTCCTTTTGATTTGCTGTACCGTCTCTAAATCTGGGCAAATTGAATCGTGTTCGCAAGTCTTTGGGTGTATGTTGAACTATCAATGTACACGATAGCTTGAACAAACTGGGCAGCCATACAGTATATGTTTGCGGAGCTGCAACAGTATTAGTGGAAGGTGACACTGTATTACGACCTGCAATTACTCTTTGTTCTGGTGTATTAAAGTAGCTGGAATCTGCTGCACCTGTAAAGCTTGTTATTCTTCCTGAATTATCTCGATTTATTATGGGAGGCACCGGAGGCAGTCGTTGTTGAAGTATATTATTACTTACCATGGATGTGGGTGTAATATTACCAGCATCTACACCTGTGACTTTCACCTCCACATAGTCCACCTCCTCAGGAAAATCCATGGTAAAATCTTTGACAATCACTGGTAAATCACTGAACATATATGGACCATAAGCATTAAACAACAAGATAGGTGGAGGAGTACCTGCCGCTGGATCTGATTCTCCAAAATTCATTTTTGTCACTGTGCGAAGAAAATGTAATGCAGCCAGTGCATATGCCCCTTCCACTTGATTTTGCACACTGAATTGTCCACTTATTTGCAGAGTGGGAGCCGGCACCTTGTTGAATACATGAAAATCCTGATTAGCATGCACTGGGCTGAGAACAGTATAATCCACGGTATGATTGTAGGTTATGGTTGGTTGATAAGGCCACACAAGTCCCTCTGTGTTTTTGATAGGCATCAACAACCCACTGCCATATATGGTATTGGCTGCTGCTGGCCTTGGCCGTAAACTGACTTTCCTGTCTTTGGCATTTTGATTGGGAAAACTACCTGATATTTCCTGTCCCAAACCAAAGCCACCAAATATACTGCGAGGAAGAACTGCATTGGCCACACTGCCCACTGCGTTGGTCAACAATGCTCCTCCCACATTTCCTAAATTGAAGCCACCAAATTTGGGCATGTTGTTATTCTCACAAATGTCTTTGGGATATTTATCGCTTCCAAAACCATGGTTTGGGTAAATAGTTGATCATGAAATTACAAGAATTACACGCAATTGCACTCCTTGAAGGTGGTGCAGTTTTCAAAAATGCTGATGGCACACCTCGCACTCAGCGAATAAACCTTGCAGACATCAAACCCACTCTTGTATGGCTCAGCAAAGTTTCTGGATTGCCCACACTGGATATGACATTGGGCAGCGTGGGTAAAAAACCCAGCTCAGGTGATTTGGACATTGCTGTGGATGCCAACCTGATCAGCAAGGATCAATTGGTTTCTCAATTGAGCAAATATGTGCTAAGTCAAAATCAAGATCCCAAACAATATGTGAAGAAAAGTGGCATCAGTGTGTATTTCCTTTCACCTATAAAAGGCGACGATGCCAATGGTTTTGTGCAAGTGGATTGGATGTTTGATCAAGATCCCAAATGGTTGAAATTTGGCATGTTCAGTGCAGGAGACAACAGCAAATATACTGGAGCAGACCGCAATCTACTCATGAGCAGTGTTGCCAAAGCATTGGGTATGAAATACAGTTGGCAAAAAGGATTGATCCGTAGAGACGATGAAAGTTTGATCAGCAAGGACCCTGATCAAATTGCCAAAAAAATGTTTGGTGCTCAATATAACAAAGATGTATTTTTGAGTGTTGAGACACTACAAGATGCCATACACAAAACACCCAAATTGGTTAGTGCATTCAAGAAACTTGTTCAAGACCTACCTCTAGAGCAAAATCCTGACGGTACTCCCCGGAAACCTGGAGACATTCGCAAAAATCAAGAGGAAGCAATGAGAATAACTAGATTGACAGGAATAAGTTAGCCCAACAGCCATGCATCAACGGTTTGACGGTTGGATCTTGCTCCATTGGGGATCCACAGGTTCCACTTCCACGCTTTCAAATATCAATTCCATATTGGGTATTTGTGATGGAATATGCGGATAATTCCAACCATAGATCACGCTTGTGTGAGGCATAAAGTTGGGGAAATTGTGACATGCTCCACATTCTAGTAATTTTTCATGCATTCGCTCAGCGTGTGGAGATTGCAGATCCAACACAAGTGCATGTTCACCCAGGATTTTCCATCCTAGGACTTGTGCTGGAACATGTGTGACAGTTGCATGTAAATTTGCCAGTTGTGGAGCAGGGGTTGTGCTGAATACCAACGTCATATGGAATTCATGTGGGTCCAAGCAATCAATGCCTTGATCTTGGCACCATTCATACAATTGCTGCGCACATTCATTTGCCAGTCGCAATTTTACAATTGTGCCCTTGCTGTGATCATCCTGGTGCATTTCTTCTAGTTTTTTAGCCTTGGTGGGTTTGGGTAGTTTGATTGCCTGCATGTGTGATTTTACAACATCAAACATGGTTTTCGCAAGTTTTCCTGTGAGGCCTGTGCTGGCTTGGAAACCCACAAAATCATCTTGGGCCACAGATTCTCTAGCCTTTGTTCCACTTATGCCACTCAATCCTTCTGCATCTGGGTCTCTTTCTCCCGCACTAGCAAACTCAATTTGAATGGGCTCTCTTGTTTGCATTTGCCCATCAATCTCCAAGGGGGCTTTGTCTCTGATAGTTTGACTGTTCCAGGCGTTGAGATGTTTCTCAAATTCAGGCAGTCGATCACTGCCTGCCACAAAAGTCATGCTGCGATAGCCTTGTTTGTATAACCAGTCAGCAGCTTGTAGGAAAGTTCTGATATTTTCTGGCACCTCAAAATGACTGGCGTGTTGAGGCATGATTTGTTGAGCAAACCGTTTCTTGTCTGCATGTGGTAGTGGATTTTTCTTGGGATCTTGACTGTGGCTGAGAAAGATCCAATAGTCACCACCGTTTGCATGTTTGGCTACGGTATCAACCAACTGTTGATGTCCTAGAGTGGGGGGATTGGCACGTCCAAATGCCCACGCCACATGTTTGCCATTCGCATCTTCAGTTATGGCTGCATCTTTTTTCATAAACTCCGCACGATTGACCAATTTGATAATACCCTGAGGAGTCACGCTTACAAATCCTTCATGCCCTGGTGCATTATCCAATTCAGCACTGACCACATTGCCCACTTGTTGATCCATTTGGCTTTTGAGATCCAATTTTAAATCAACCAACAACTGAACAATTTGCCATGTGGCATTGTAACCATCAAGATTGAGTTTTAACCATTCACCTATGGTCGCCTGCATTTTGGAGCTGGCTTTGCTGGCGGAGCTGGCCAGCCAATCCACAAATTCTTGCGCAACGTTACCAAAATCGTTGCTGCCCTTGCCAGCCTTGTAGGCCAAAAAGCTTTTCATCAAACTGGGCAATGCCTTGATATTATGATCTGTCAAGCTCAACGGATCAAACAGTTTGCTGATATTTTTGCCTTGTGTTTGAATAATTTTTTTCAATGTTGCCAGGCTGGGTTTGTTGAGCACCAATTTCTGTTTGAATTCAATTTCGTGAGGCACCACAACCAGGTCTCCAGGAATTTTCCATCCCAAACTGGCTACATCTCTCAGTGCATCAGGCTCTTGGTCTTGTTGGCTGGCAAAAATACTGTGCACCACCATGCCCACTTTGCTCTGCGCAATCTGTTTGCCCAGTTCTGTATGTTGCCCCACTCTATAAACAACCTTGTTGGGCTTGAATTCATACATACCATCAACTATTTTGGGCATTCCCACCCACAGGAGATCTGTTTGAGCATATCCTTGGAAACTTTTGGGAATTGCATCACGCAAAATAGGATACAAGCTGGCAATAGTCTTGGCATATGCACTTCTCTTGGCAACCGCTTGTGGGCTGGTGTCTTTTTGTTTGCGTGACATGATCATGTTTTCTATAGCATCACCACTGGTGGTCATGCCATCATATCCTTTGGCTCCAAATCCAGCTTTGTCGGTTAAAACAAACTCATTGCCTCTCCATCCTGCTATTAGGCTGGGGCTGCCATCAAATTTGATTGATACGCTTTGTGGTTGATCCGCTGTGGTTTGCAGAATTTGCAAGGCTGTTTTGGCACCAGATAACCCGTGATCAAATATAAGATCTTCTGGATGCTCGATTCTGGCTTTGGCTTCCATGAGTATGTGGGTAGAGAACAGTGAGGAGAGTTTCATGAATATTCCTATAAGAGCTTGCAAAACAACGATTTATTTATTTGATCTATCAAGTCGATTGACAACCAAAATATTTGGTCAGCAAAATTAATTGAAACCATATTATGTGTGTAAGGAGCTTAATGACCACAGTAGCCCCCAAAATCAAATACCTCACCAACAAAGATTTGTTACATGCTATACATGAAAGCAAACTTACTTTTTGTAGTTTTGTGGATAATCGATACAAACACTACGACATAATAGCACACAATTTGGATAGTGTCACAATAGATGTGTTGGAAGCTGCCAGGCAAAAAAAGCTGCAAGATATGCAAACAGACGAGAAAAAAGAGCACAAAAACAAAGCTTACGAAAGCAAACTTAGTTTGGATGATGTGCCCTTGAATGAAATAGTGGTGAGATTGATGACATTTGAACACATTCCCATCAACCCAGCCAAGGAAGGAAAGGCCAAAACAGTTGCTGAAAAGCATATTAGATGTCAATTTCCACCTTTCCAGCACTGGGTATATGATAACAATGAATGGAAATGCATGGGCAAAAGTCATTGGAAAGGTGGCATGGCCAATGGTGAATTCAGTTTGACTCATGGTAGAGTAACCAATCGTTTGGGTGCAATGTGGATGAAATTGGTAGAGCGATATGGGCATAGAGGGAACTGGAGAGGTTATTGTGTGGACCAACAAACGCAAGCCCTTACCAAACGTGGATGGCTGGGCATAGATGAAATCACCACAGATGACCAAATTCTCAGCTATGATCAAGGTCAAATGAAATGGAGCAATATCCACAGTATCTACAGGGGTGATTTTGATGGTCTACTGCATAAGATTACAGTTCAAGGCATGGATTGTTTGATCACACCAGGGCACAAAAAGGTAACCTCAAGAGGGTTGATTCCTGTGGAATATCTGTTAGAAAGCGACCACTTGATTCTCATGGGCAGTGCTGAAGATTCAATTACAATCCCAACATATTCAGATGCATTTGTGGAACTTGTTGGTT